ATGGTTTATTCTCTAAATATATAGAGACAGGTGAACTAGAACTACCTATTCATGTAGACAATAACGAAACATATACCTTCCCTCACCCTATTATGGATGCTGTTGAAAGGCATATATGTGAACAGAACGGTATATCGTATGTTGAATAATAAGAAGGTATTCCCATATCTATTATTAGCCGGTCAGATTATAAGTATGATGGCCGTTATACCTATGTTCATATTTGGCGAAGTATGGCAATGGGCTATTACTATAGCCGTGTATTGTTTCTTTATGTTAAGCATTACTGTAGGTTATCATAGACTAATATCACATAAAGCATTTAAATGTCCGCAATGGATACATAATATTTTAATGGTCGGTGGCGGGCTTCCGTTTTACGGACCTGCTCTTGTATGGGTAGCAAATCATAGAGAGCATCATAGGTATGCTGATACAGCAAAGGACCCTCATAGCCCTTATTATAGAGGTGTTCTTAGAGCTTACTTCTTACAGGTACTATCACCTATTAACTTTAAGTATGTAAAAGATCTACTGCGTAAACAAATATATAGAGATCAAGTAAAGTACTATTGGCACTTTATTATAGGTTATGTTCTCTTACTTGCAATCATAGATCCATTTGCTATTGTGTATGGGTTTCTAGCCCCTGCTGGTCTTTCTAAATTATTCGGCGGTTTAGTATTTACTTACTCACATAGAGGTCGAAAAGCTCATAGTGATCTATGGGTTGGTTTAATTACCTTAGGTGAAGGCTTCCATGAAGGGCATCACAAGAAAGCTTCTACTCATCGCTGGCACACTCTTGATGCTGGCGGTATTTTAATTGAGATGATTGATAATGATAAGAGAACACAAAAAGCATAAATTCCCGCCGTTTGCAGAATTGCCTGTAAAACCTAATGTTGAATTGATATCTGATTTTATGTATGAGAATTACAATAGATGGGAAGATAATATCACTGCTCATAAAGGGCTTGCAGTAGCTAGTAATAATATTGCTAATGAGACTTATAAGTGTGTAGAGCATTTTCATTTAACGGTTCCTAATAAGTCAGATGAGTCATTCGGGGAGGCAGGAGATTATAGTTT